TTTCTTATCATAAAGTCTGTATCATTATAGAAAGTTACTGTCCAATCTGCTGGGTCTGCTCTATCGCCAGGATATTGGATATTTCTTCCTCTAAATGGTACAGCAATAAAATTCATTGCAATGTCTGGTATTCCAGCAGTTGTAACTAAGAATGAAGTTCTACGAACATCAAGTCCAATTGCAATGCCTGGAGGTGGAGTAATAGTTATCCTAAATTGGTTAGCTCTTGCACCACCACCGATTAAATTTGCTTTAAAGTCATCTATTTGTGCCATGATTAACCTCCTACTTCACTAAACGCAACCCCAGTTCGTACTGCGATAAAATTTAATGTTATAAAGTTGATTGACCTTGCTGGTTTGATATAGATGTCTGCAATAAACTCGTTTCTGTCAATGACTTCACCAGTATTATTACTTGAATCACACTTTAAACTAAAGTCTGTGATACCTCTACGACCTTGTATATCCCTCAAGAAAGGTTCTACTAAGTTTCTAAATTGTGCTCTTGTGAATTCATCATTGAACTCAAAGAGTTGAAATTTAGCTGCAGTTGCAATTGCTTTTTCTAGAAGTAAGAATAATCGTCTTACGTTAATTCTATCAAACGCACTTGGTTTTGTCAATGCAGTTTTATCTCCGAAAAGACATACACCCTGCCCAGGAAAGTTAGTTACAGGATTAACTCGTTTCTTGTAAAGTTGATCTCTTTCAGCCTTTTGAGGGTTGTAAGACAACTTAACTGCACCACGAATATTTCCTCTGTTAAATCCAGCAGGAGAAAAGAAACTATCTGCAATTGAGTCTGTAAATGCACAAAGTCCAGCAATATCTGCGTTTAATGGAACAAATCTAAATACATCACTATACTTATCATACATATATTTGTAACCACTATCGAAAACCATGTATGATGAACTTGGACAAGTGTCAAATCCGTCTATAACATTTTTAGTTGCTGTGAGTGAATCTGCAACACCGACTGTAGCAGCACGATATGGAGAAACAAATCCCACACAATCTCTACGAGATTCTACTAATGCAGTAATCATTGTTACATGAGTGTCCATATTTCCTTCTGTATCAGCAGCAATACTTGAAGAACCACCTATAACTAAGTTAATGTCTAATGATTCTGTATCTTTAAACTTATCATATGCAAGTACTATTTCACCATTAGTTGTTGAATAGTCATCTGTTCCACCAGTTAATGTAGAAATATCAATACCACTTACTAGTGTATAGTCTGTACCAGATGCAATATCTGTTCCCCAGTTAGAACCAGCAGAAATATGGTCTGTCCAGTAGATAAACCTTGATTGTGCAAAGATAACATCTGAATAATAGTTGTTAGAACCTTGTGCTGTTTTTGCACTAGGGTTCTTTGACACATTTGCAAATACTTCTATTACTGCAGCTGTTCTTTGTCCAGCAACACCTACTGCAAATCCTGTGATATCACCAACTGTGTCATAAACTAGAACATGAATTTCGTCCTTTTCTCCACGAGCATTTTCAGTAGACCATGCAGATGTGCCCGGCGCCTCATCAAATAAGTCAGAAAATCTCCAACGTCTTGTGATAAGTGAATTGTCTGGAATGATTGTTTGTAAACCAGCACCAGCAGGGTCATCAAGTAAACGAATTGTTAAAGTTTCAGAAGAAACTGAACTTACTTCATATTCTTCACCTTTAGATTCTACTTGTGTATCTTTTGAAAATACAAGAGGGGCGTTATCTGCAACTGTGATTGCTTTATCAAGTACAAGGTTCTGTTGGTCGGTTATTGTTACAACTTTAACAACTACATCTCCATCAGATATACCAGCACCGAGTACTCTATCTCCAACTACGATTGTACCAGAGTTTCCGTCAACTACTAAGTTTTTAGTAGCAACTGTGATTGCACCAGCAACTACTCCAACAACAACTGAAGCAGTTTGGAAAGAAATGATATCACCAACTGCGATTACCGCAAGAGCTGCATCTTGGTTATCAACTGTAATTGATAAGTCACCAACTGCACCAGCACCATTCACTAAGTTCAATGAACCTAATGGTTGTGCAAATGCTCTTGCACTTGGACAGATATCTACACCAATTCCGTTACCATGAGTTCCAGCAGTCCTTGCGGCCCACTCTCCATGAGAACCAGAACCATCTTCAAAAGATGCTTGATAATGGTCATCATCTCTGATAAGTATTCCAGAGTTTGCACCAGCGTTTAAAATGGCACTTTCTGCTCTTACTACTTTTAAATTATCTCCATACTGCAAAAAGTTTGCAGCAGAAAAGAATGTTTCAAACTGATTACTTGTTGTTTGAGGTTTTCCGAATGTTTGTACCAATTGTTCTTCTGACGTAATAGTTGTCACAGAACCAACTGGGCCTTTTTCAAATGCGCCTGCAATTGCACCAATAGAGGTGGCAACGGCTGGTACGACATTTGTTAAGTCTATTTCTCTGACATGAACGCCAGGTGAAACTAAAAATGACATGGTATTTGCTCCTTGATTTTAGAGTTCTCTCTTTATTTCCTAGTATTTATAAAAACGAAGTTTCTAAAAACTCACTTTTATATGTATCAAAACTTATAAATAACAATATGACAACACATTACGAAAAATACAAAGACACCATCAAAAAGGTAGCTCGTAGGAACTACCGAAAACGAGTTGCGTGGTTGAATACTCACCTCAACAACGAACATTGTATTCATTGTGGAGAGAGTGAAACTGTGACTCTCAAACTATATCCCCATGATGTAGAAATAAGAAGACAAGCAAAACGAGTCGGTACGAATGATGAAAGTAGAAAAGAAGTTCACAAACTAATGAATAGTTGTAAAGTAGTTTGTTCAAACTGTTGGATTAAACTTGACAACGACTTGATTGAATTTCTTTAATAATATCTTCTCTCTGTTTATCTGTATACTTCGACCACATAGTTATTTCTTTAGTTGTCCTAAAACACCCAACACATACACTATCTATAAGTTTGCAGATTTGAACGCAAGGACTTTCCATTACCAATCAGAATCATACTGTCTTACTATAGGAGCCCATCTTGTTCCGTATTCGTCAACTGCTGTTCCAATGTTATCATCTTCTAAACCATTAACTACAAATCCAAAAGGAGCCATATCTTGTTCTAGTTGATCTTGGTTCTCTCTGTACATCTGTTCTCGTATATCATTGTTAGTAAGTTCCTTAAAATAAGTTTGATCTGTACACCACGCAAAGATAAACAAACACGCAACCATATCATCATTACAACCATCATCTGCTTCAAATGATGAACCCTTTACAATAAATGTAGACAGTTCGTTGATTGTATCAAAGTCTTCTATGATTATCTTGTTGTCTTCTACAAGTTGTTTTAGATTAGAACACCCTATACTTTTTACTGCCTTCGTTGTTCTCACACCTAATTGAGCTCTACCACCAGAGAATCCACCACCAAGTATTTGTCCAGCACGACCTCTCATAGATGCCATAATCATATTATCGTATTCCATGTCGTAGTGCATTGCATTTGCAACTTGTTCTCCAATGTCATTGACTTCTATTAGAACAAACGATTGATTGTATGCTTTTGCAATTTGATGTATTCTTTGTGGAAACAATAAAGGTTTTATTTCGTTATCTCTGAACTTCGCAACAATACGATAAGGAACTGAAGTGACATCAAAAACAATAAACGCAGAGTAATCATTTGATGTTCCTCGTGCAACGTCAGCTGTTAAGATATATGTGTGTTCTGGTATTGGGTGTTCAAAGACATCAACACCAGCATTAGATTGTATAGGTTTCTTGTATGCAAGAACTCTTAGTTTTGATGGAGATATCAGAGTATCTATAGAACCTAGAAACTCACACTCAAACTCTGTGTTAAACTGTTGTTCACTCGTATTCGCAATAGTTTCTTTCTTCCATTTCTCATCTCGCCCAGGTACTTCTGACCAATGAACCTCGATAGGTATATAACTATTTCGTTTTTCCTCTGCATCTGTCCAGATTTTATAGAACATATTCATACCATGTGGGGTACTTACTATCATAACTTTTGTGGATTGACCAGAAGAAATGGTTGGATACACAGAACTAAAAAATTGTTCTGCAACATTTGATGGTACATAAGCAAACTCGTCTAAGAATATGATGTTGTAACTTCCACCCCTTACAGCACTCGCAGAGGTCGAGGAAGCGAGTATTTTAGACCCATTCTCTAGTTCCAGAGAACCTTTATTCCAAGACATAACTCCTTGTTGTAACCAATGAGGAAGATGTTCGTATGCAAGTTGTAGTCTACTTAACAAATCTCGTGCAGTCGCAGCCTTGTTTGCAAGTATGGCAATATTTACACTAGGGTTGAATAGTGAATAATGTAATAGATAAGATATCATAACAGTAGACTTACCAGACTGTCTGGGTAGTTTACATATAGTAAAACGATTATTGTGGAATGTACCGACCATCTCTTTCTGAAAGGGGTACATCTTAAATGGTATCAGTCCTTCATCAAGGGAAACAATCTTTACATAATTCTGTATAAAGTACAGAGGGTCTTCCATACATTTTGTATATTCAAGGAGTTGTTTCTTAGTCCAGTTCTGTTGTACGTTTGCTCTTTTGAGATTAGGATTACCAAGATAGGTCGCATCAGCCATCTGTCTTTCCTTTTAGCATCTTTTGGAGTTCAGCAGTCGAACCAACAAACAATGCGTTAGTAACATTCTTGGGTGCAGAATTAGGTACTTCTTTAAGTTTTCGCATTTTCTCTTGTAAGTCACCTAACTTCTCCGTTACCTCTGCTACTTGTTTA